TAAGACCGATGAAGTTAATTGAACGAGCTGGTTTGATAAAGATATCAGCCTTGAACTCGTTTGCATCAATAACATCAGGTGTATTGTTTGTCTCATCACAAATAACTACGAAGTCTGATAAACCTCTCTTCGCTTGAACTCCACGAAGGAATGGTTCAACGATATTACGGAAGTTTGATCTTGTGATGTCATCGTTAAATTCAAACAATTGTGTTCTTGCAGCAATTTCAATTCTTGCCTCTAGGTTCAAGAATAGACGACGAACGTTAATTCTATCGAATGCAGACGCAATCGCTAATCCTGTCTTATCACCAAATAAGAGGAATCCACCGCCAGGTGAGAATATCACTGGGTTGATTCTCTTCACATATAGAGAATCTCTTTCTACTTTATTAGGGTTATATGCAAGTTTAACAGTATTCAGAATATTTCCTCTCTGAGGCCCAGCGGGTGAGAACCAAGGGAACTGTTCTTCAGATGTTCTTGCCATCAATCCAGCAATGTCACCATTAAGTGGCATAAATCTGAATGCGTTGTTAAATCTATCAAACTGATACTTATAACCAGAGTCAAAGACTGCGAAAGATGATGATGTGATTGGGTCATAGAACTGTATGACGTTCTTAGTCTGTTGTTTTGCATTTGTTACGTTAACAACTGTCTCTCTGTTTGGAGAGATAACTGCTAAACAATCTTTTCTTGCCTCTGCAATCGCAATTAATTTGTTTGCTTTTGCTTGTGATTCTGTCTGACTACCTGTGATGCCAGGGCCGTTGAGTAAGAAGTTAACTGCATACTCTGCCTCATTCTCAAAGATTTCATAACCACCGATTATGTTTCCAAGAGATGTTGAGTAACCACCCTCTGTGCTTACACCAGAGTAATCTTTACCACCTTGTAACTCATAGAGTTTGTTACCTACAAAGTTGAAATCTACATCCTGTGCGTCCTGACTCCAAGTGTTATCTGTTGTTGATGATGGAGTAAATGCAGTTATAATACCAGATGCAATTGAACCGTTTCCAGTTGCAATTCCAATAAAGATATTATTAGATCTTTCTGAGACGTGATCTTTATAATAGATTGCATCACCGAAAGCATTCTTTGCATCATCTGCCTTTGATAGGAATGTAAACTTCTCAAGAATAGCACCTGTAGTTCCAGAAATCTTTCCACTATCATCAACAATTACAATATGAAGTTCATCATTTGAACTGTTTCTTGCTGCAGCGTATCCACTTGTGCCTGGTTTTTCAGCAATCTCTTTCCACTGTAATGCACCATTCTTTAATTGAATGAACTGATTATCATACCAATCATCAACTTGGAAGATTGTTGCACAAGTTGAAATACCAGCATCAGGGTTTGCAATAGTTGAAGAACTACTTGAAAATAGAACGCCAGGGCCAGGTAAAGTATTACTTGTCTTTGTTCCTGTTGTGAATGCGAAGATTCCATCTTCTGTATAACTCACTGGGAAAATTGTTCCAGCAGCGGATACACGATTTACAACCTTAACGTCAACTGTACTTGCACCAACACCAGTAACAATACCTTGAATATATCCATCTGCGGTTGATGTTGTGCCTGGGCCTACAATTGTTCCACTGATAGGTTGTGTAACACCCATACCAACACTAATATTTGCTACAACATGAGGTGTAACATGAAGTTGTTGGTCTGCAGCACCGTCAATGTATGCAACCTTCATTCCGTTTGCATAACTGCCTGGGTTTCTTGCAGCTAATCTGTATGTAACAGCGTCTTCGTAATTATTTTGATAATCTTCAAAAGATTTAATTTTAAGACTTGAAGTTGATCCAATACCTGTTGGATGTGTTGAAGGCATACCTCCAACGTTTGCGTTATTTAAATTTGCACCGTCTGCTCTAACGACTCTTAATATACCACCGTACTGTAAATAGTTTGAAGCAGTGTACCAGTATTCGTAATGTCTATCATTAAGTGATGGTTTTCCAAAAAGATCAATCAAGTCTTGCTCATTCTCAATAAGCAAAGGTTCTAGTACAGGGCCTCTTTCAAAGGGGCCTACTATTGCACCTGTTTGATCACTAATGGAGTCAATTCTACCAACCATAAGGTCAACTTCTCTAACCTTAACGCCTGGAGATACTAAACCTATGCCAGCCATGTTTTTCTCCGAAGTTCCACGTTGTTTTACTAAATTTATTTATGAAATGCTACCTCTCTAAATGGGGAAACATGACGTGAACTCTACCAATCAGGATAAATGTCTACTTTTTCTTTTTTTCTTCTTCCCTCAGAGACTCTCTTAATTGAACATCTTTTGCACTCATAAGCATATGCTGATGGTACATTTCCTCTATCTTTTCTAGTTTTGTAAAAGTCATTTATCAACTCTTTCATCTCACCACATATCTTACATTTTCTCTGTTCAAAAAGTAAATGTTCTAATCCAAATTGGTCTTCAATATTCATCTATAATCCCACATGTAAGACCTATCGCCATATTCGTCAGTGTGCCATCTATCTCCCTCAGAATCAACAAAACTTTGATCTTCTGTTCCATCAACAATAAATCCAAAAGGTGACATGTCTTGTTCAATCTGGTCTCTTTGATCCTCATATATTCTTTTTCTTACATCTTGATCCGTAAGTTCTTTGAAGTAATCTTGTTGAACTAACCATGCATATATCACCAAACACATTGCGAGGTCATCATTACATCCCTCTTCTGCTTCAAATGAATTATGTTTCTGTATAAACGTGGTAAGTTCAGATATAATATCATAATCATTGAATATTACTTTCTCATCTTCAATCAAAGTTTTTAAGTTAGAACATCCTACCTTCTTTACAGTCTTGGACATCTTAACTCCAAGTTGAGTTTTTTTGCCTGAGAATCCTTGTCCCACTATCTGACCAGCACGACCTCTCATTGAACATAGTAAAAGATTGTCATACTCTAAGTCATATTGAATGATACTTGCAACTTGATCTCCAATATCATTCACCTCACATAAAATAAAAGCATTGTTGTATGCCTTTGCAATATCTACAATGATACTGGGAAACAACATTGGTTTGATTTCGTTGTTTTTATACTTACCTATGACCTTGTGTGGGAATGATGTGATATCTGTAATTATAAATGCAGAGTAGTCAATACCCACACCACGAGCCACGTCAACTGTAATCACATAATCATGATTCTTAATTGGTTCAAAATCGATATCTAATCCACGATTACTCTTAATTGGTTCATCATACACTAATGACTTTAATTTTGCAGAACTAATCAAGGTGTCAACAGAACCTAGAAACTCACACTCAAACTCAACACGAAACTGTTGTTCTGATGTGTTTGCAATTGTTTGTTCTTTCCAGTATGAATCTCTGCCCGGCACTTCAGACCAGTGAACCTCGGTTGGCACATATTCATTCTTCTCTCTTTCAGCATCATGCCACATTCGGTAGAAATGATTCATACCGTGTGGTGTGGATACGACTATGACTTTTGTTCGTTGACCAGAAGAGATAGTAGGATAAACAGATGCAAAGAATTGGTCAGCAATGTGATTTGGGATAAAAGCGAACTCGTCAAGAAAGATGACATTATAGGATCCACCTCGGACAGCAGATGCAGATGTAGACGCAGCGAGAATTTTGGATCCATTTTCTAACTCCAGAGAACCTTTGTTCCAAACAAGAACACCCTGTTGCATCCATTTAGGTAAGTTTTCATATGCAAGTTGTAATCTACCTAAGAGGTCACGAGCAGTTGATGCCTTGTTTGCAAGTATTGCTATATTTACATTATCATTAAACACAGCATAATGCAACAAGTAAGATACCACAGTCGTAGATTTACCAGTCTGACGAGGCATCTTACAGATATTAAATCTTTCATGATGAAAATTATTAATTAATTTTTCTTGAAATGGATATAAATCAAAGTTAACTAGACCCTCATCAAGGGAAACAATCTTGATATAGTTTTTTGCAAAGTAAACAGGATTATCCTTACACTTGATGAACTCCTCAATATTTTCTTGAGTAAATTCAACTTTTACATTCGCTTTCTTTAGATTTGGATTACCAAGATATACAGTATCAGACATAATAAATTAAAATAAAATTAACACTTCCAGCGTCTTCTTGCTTGTCTCAAACGACTGTTTGGATCTTTTGCAGCCTTTGGAAACTTCTTCATTTGACCAGCACTTCTAGCACAGTAACTCTTTCTTCTCTTTGCATCCTTAGATCCCTTTTTAACTTTACCAGTCACCGCAGTTTGTAACTTGGAGCCAGGATTCTTACGTCGATATGCAGCAACACCTTTTGCAGTCATACCAGCACCACTCTTTGTTGGTCTCTTGTGTCCAGACTTGACACTCATACCTTTCATATCATCTTCAGTCACAACCTCTTCCATTGTAGGAGTTCTATCTGCGTCTGGCCCTTTAAAAGTTTTTCCAAGTTTATCTTTAGTTGCATCTAACTCTCTTCTTTTCTTAACAGCTGCATTAGTAAATTTTTCTGTCTGTTTCTGTCTCTTCATATAGTCTGATGTTCCTCGTGCAGCATCACGTTTTGTCATTGCGACTCTAGCTGCCTGACTCAAAGTATCTAAACTAAGTTCATTTAATTTTTGTTCACCCATAGTTTGATCAAGTTTTTTCAAGTCAGGATCTTTTTCAATTTTCTTTAATCTGGGATCATCTTTTACATTTTTAATTTTTTTATTAATTTCTGAGTTATCTCTAAAACTAGCACTTGCATCCTTTCTAGTTAATCCTTTAAACTTAGGCAACTCAGCCATTTCACCCATCATCACAGTAGGTTCGCCTGGCTCAAGGTCTCTAG